TGACTACGAATCAAAAGGTCGTGGGTTCGAATCCCGCCGGGCTCACCAAGCAAACCTGTGAGGCGTAAGGCTTTGCGGGTTTTGTCTATTTTGGGAAATACACGGATGTTGGCAGTATGTTGGCAGTAGATTTCATAGAGCGTTTGTGATACGAACAAGGTTTTCGAGTTCTTCGGACTGATATTTTTTAGTCATGGAAGCATCAGCATGGCCCATCAGGGCGGCCTTGTCAGTGTCGCTGCCGGTGACATTCTTCATAAGATTGGCGAATGTGTGGCGGCAAGAGTACGGCACCAGATGGGCCCGCTCTCCGGCCTTCGGGATAGGCTGGATGCCGAGCCGGTTCAGCGTTTCATAGAAGATATCGCGGAAATAAGCGTCGCGCATGGCAGACCCATCCTGCTTGGGGAAAAGGTAGATGGAGGACTTATCCGCCAGGCGGCGTCTAATGATGGGCAGGATTTTGGGGGAAATGGTAACTTTGCGGTTGGTGCCTGCCTCTGTTTTGAAACCGCCTACCAGGTAAGATGCGCCGTCTTCCTCATGATAAGCCTTTTTGGTAAGGGAAAGCATTTCGTTTGGGCGAAAGCCCAGATAACACATACAGAGGATATAATCAGTATACGGTACGCTGCCGACGGCATTGCGAACCGTGTTCAGCTGCGCCATGGTGAAAGCGGGGCGTTCGATCTGTTCTCCTTTTCCAACGTAAATATACTGAGCAAGGTTGGTATCAACGATTTGACGGCTGCCAGCGTATTTATACAGAAGGCTGGCAAGAGCTTTCATCACCTGCCGGGTGCGCTTGCCCGGAACGGCGTCGATGCAGTATTGCAGATCGTCCACGCCGATAGAAGCAAAGCGCATGGCAGAAATATCGTTAAAATGCTTGTAAGCGGATTTATAGCCTGCCATGGTGGTATCTTTCACCCGTTCGTCATGCTGGGCCTCAAACCGCTCAAAAAGGGACGCGAAAGTGATGTTGGCATCCGGGTTACGGCTGCCTTGGGTTTTGAGGGTGGAGACATATTCCAAGGCTTCCTTTTTGGTGGGAAAGCCGCCCTTGGTGCGTTTGTTTGCCAGCAGGCGTCCGTCAGGAGCGGGCTTCCAACCGGCGATCCAGCACGCTGTCCAGGTTTTGCCGCGCTTGTAGGCGCTGCCAGTGCCATTGGGGCGGCTGCGGGGCTTGGAGGACTTTGGGGCGGACTGCTGGTTTGCCCCACAATGAAGGCAGAACGCGGAGCCATCAGGAATGGTTTGTTTGCATTTGATACAGAACATGGTAGCTTTTTCCTTTCTTGCTGGATGGATGTTAAGGTTTTGCCAATATTGCGCTTTTTTTGTCGAAAGTGTTGCAATGATTGGAAAAATGTTTACCATTCTAGTTAAAGAATGGAGGCGACAGGAATGCGCCGCAGACCAAAACCAGAATGGAGGCGCTGGCGAATGCTGCCAGTGGAGAAACGGCCACAGCCAATTCGGCATTGACAATGGGAACAAATGTTTGTATAATGGGAACACGGTCGATGTGGACGGAAGGAGACAGCGATGAACGAAAGTGAAATCAGGGAACTTCTTTCAAGGCTTACTTACATTGACAAGCTCATTCTTCGTGAGATGCTAACAGACCTTCTGCAAAGGCGCGAACCCGAAGACGTTCTGCCGCGGACAGCCGTGTAAGCATAGCGGTTAGATCGTCATCAAGCTCATCCTCTGGGGTGAGCTTTTTATTTTCGTACCCTTCCTGGCGCTTAGGGACATCCCACCCAAGCAACCAATCAACATTTACATTGAAAACTCTTGCAATTTTTTCAATGGTTGGCTGTTTGGGAGAGCGTTCCCCACTTTTCCATGCGCTAACAGTTTGCTTAGAAACTCCAATGTCTTTTGCGATTTCCGTATCATTCAGAGGACTTTCATTACACAAGTCAGTAAGGCGTTCCCTAAATACGGTGACCAGTTTGTTGGTGTACACTATACCACCTCCTTTCGATGATTAGTATATACCGTGTTCGTCCACAATGTCAATCTTTTTGATAAAAAAAGTCCACAAAGTGGTTGACATTGGCATCTGATTGTGATACTATACAACCAGTCCACAAAGTAGACCTATAGGAGGTGAAGACAAAATGAAGACAACTCTTCGCGGTGCTATTTTACAAAAATACCCGTCTGCCTGCGCTTTCGGGAAAGCCATGGGCTGGAACAGACAGAAGGCAAGTGACATTATGAATGGAAGAAGGACGCTTAGCGCAAACGAAATGATTTCGATTGCCCAGAAGATCGGCGTTGATGATGCGGATTCGTTCATGTCTATTTTTTTCCCTTCGTTGTCCACAAAGTAGACTTCAAATGCAGCATAGACAGGAGGTCCGACAATGAAAGAACTGATTCCCATGAACGACTGCGGCCTGTTCTGCGACATGCGGGACACGGCCAGACTGGACAGCCGGTTTGTAGCGGCGGCGTTTGAGAAAGAACATTTTCATGTGTTGCGTGACATCGCTAAAATCACTGAATCCAAATCTGGATTGAGTGAAGAATTCCGACGGCTTAATTTTGTACAGTCCACCTACAAGGATTCCACCGGCAGAACGCTTCCCCGTTACGCCATGACCCGGGACGGCTTTACCATGCTGGTGATGGGCTACACCGGACCGCGGGCTATGGCCTTCAAGGAAGCCTACATTAAGCGCTTTAACGAGATGGAAGCGCACATTGCCGCCATGGTATCGGCCAGGCACCAGTTTCCCAGGCTGACGGCGCAAATTCGGCTGCTGAACCCGGAGGCGAAGCCCTACCACTACTCCAACGAGTGCGACATGCTGAACCGGCTGGTGCTGGGCATGACGGCTAAGCAATTCAAGATTGAGCACGGGATTCCGCTGGAAACTGGCAGCATACGCCCCTGGCTGACCCAGGAGCAGATTGAGAAGCTGGACGAGCTACAGGCCATTGACCTGGGACTAATGGTGGCCGAGCCGGACTTCCAGCAGCGGAAGATGAAACTGGAATGGTATTTGAGCAAACAGGCTACGGCGTAGGAAAGGAGGCGAACAGGATGCACAAAAGTACAAATTCTTCTCTTGTAGTGTGGTATCTACTTGGGCTGCTTGTCGCTGTTTTGCTTAAGAGACTATTGTGAAGGGAGAACAAGCCACATGAGAACCCAAGCGGAAGCCATCAGAGCGGTGCAGGAATGCCAGGACGTGTGCATTTCGCCAGAAATGGCCGCGCCAGTCATCGGAGCGACGCCGCAGTGGATAAGGGTGGTTGCCCGGGAAAACCCGCAGAGGTTGGGTTTTCGGGTGATCAGCCTGGGCAGCCGGACAAAGATTCCAAGAATACCGTTCTTGCGGTATTTGGGGATAGAGGAAGAAAAGCGAGAACCGAATCTGTAAGAAAGAAAGAAAGGATGGAACCACACATGAAAATCAACAAGGACACCTGGTACATCATTCGCTCCGACCGGGCGGGCGTTTTCTTCGGGCACATCACGGAACTGGACGAAGCCAAGGCCACCGTTACCATGACCGGCTGCCGCCGCCTTTGGTACTGGGACGGCGCATGCAGCCTTAGCGAACTGGCAACCGAAGGAACAGTTGCACAAAGGAACTGCAAGTTTACCGTCATCGTCCCGGAAATGGAAATCTTTACGGTTATCGAGGTCATCCCGTGCAGCGACAAGGCGGCCGCATCCATTCAGGGGGTGAAACCGTGGAAGAGAAGCTAAAAGCTTTTTTGGCTGTTAGCTCCGGCGACGGCGACGGCTACGGCTACGGCGACGGCTCCGGCTCCGGCTACGGCGACGGCTCCGGCTACGGAGTTTCCCGCTTCGATGGACATCCTGTGGCAATTGTGGATGATACCCAAGCCGTATTTTACAGCATCCACGGGAATGTAGCCAAAGCGGCTATTTTGCAGGAGGATCTTACCCTTCGCCCGTGCTACATCGTAAAGGGCGGAAAATGCTTCGCACACGGCGAAACGCTTCGCCAGGCTCAGGCGGCGCTTGAGCAAAAGTTGATTGCCAATATGCCAATCGGCGAAAGGATTTAGGCATTTCTAAACGCATTTCAGCCGGGAAAAGAGTATCCCAATCAGCAGTTCTTCGATTGGCACAACCGCATGACCGGCAGCTGCGAAATGGGACGAAAAGCATTTGCCCAGCAGCGCAACATTGATGTGGAAAACGGCACCATGACACCGGAACAGTGCATAGCCCTGACGGAAAACGCCTATGGGCGTGATGTTATTCGACAACTAAAGACGGAGTGGGAAAAGAAAGGAGAGAAAACCCATGATTGAAAAGTTTACGCCAGAGGAACTGGAGCAGATTAAGGCGGAGCTGGAGCAAGCCGAAGGTGCCAAAAAGAAGAAAGCCGTTGTTGCCGCACACCGGACGCGGCTGCTGAAGAAGCTGAGGAAGAATTACCCCGGATTCGTGGACACGGACGAATACAAGGTTAGCGGCGCCATGCAAGCCTTATGCGATGTGCTGACAGAAAACTATGTACTGGGAAGGACCTACAAAAGGTATGCAGGGCAATCCCTGGTATGCGACCCGAACGAATACGCCGAGGTGTACCGCAAAATTACCGACACAATCTGCTTCATTATAGACCACGACCTGCCAGCCATGAGGGAGAAAGCCAAATGAACAGCCAATATGCGGGAATGAAGAACTTTGCCAGTGCGCACGGGACCGAGTGGCGGCCCATGAACGCCCGGCAGCACAGAAGACGGAACCGGGCGGCCCTGCGGGACGTGCAGCCAAGGAATTTTACCCCGGTGACGCTGATTTGTTTCCTGCTGGTGATGGCGATCAGCGCATGGGCGGTATTTGCCTGGTGGAACGCGGGGGCCGTGGCGGAAACCTACGCAAGGGTAGCGGTAGACCCTGACAGCGGGCTGAACCTGCGCCAGGGCCCGGGAACGGAATACCAACCCTGCGGGCAGTTGGCGAACGAAACCAGGCTGCTGATGCTGGATATCCAGAACGGATGGGTGCTTGTGGCGTGGCCCAAATACCCGGAGCATCCCATGGGGTGGGTATGCGGGGCCTATTTGGAGGTGCTGCGCTGATGCCACACAGGAACCTGTACAACAGCGACGGGTACATGGACGCCACCATGGTAGCGGAGAACGCTCTGCCCAATTACCTGTGCAGTCTGGCGCTGGGAGCCGACGAAGCGCGGGAGAAGGGCGCGGAAATGAGGCTGGACATTTGCCAGGCATGTGAGGCCCAATGCGCCTTTGCCAGGCGGCTGCTGGAAATGAAAAAGCCGTCTGCGCTACCAACACAGACGGACAAGTGCGTCCCATCCAGCAAGAAAGGACATGGCTATGATAACACAGCAAGGCGAAAAAAGCAAGGTGCCCTGGCGGGTGGTGTATGAGACGGGTGACCCGGACAACGGAACCGTACAGACCCACGAGATAAACACCAGGGCGGTGAGCGTGCCCAAAGCCATCAGCAACGCCTGGTGGCGGTGCGGGCGGCAGGCCACATTCTTTGTAAGACAGGTAGAGAGATTGAAGGAGGAAGGTTGATGCCCTGGCCGAGGGACCTGGAAAACCCCATGGCGCAGGGGGATTATTACGAGGTGCCCCCGCCCATGGAGGACACGGAGGAACGCCGCATGGCTTACATTGCGGAAAAGGGCATTGGATGGAAGGTGGCCGGGTACGGACTGGAAACCGAGACATTCAGCCGGGAAGCGCTGCGAGACACGCTGGACGATGCCTGGAAGCTGTTTTGCCAAAGCCTGCCAGAAACGGCCCGGGAATGGGCGGAAGGGTACCTGGCAGAGGGAATAGCCCACGCCCTGTACCGGGAATGGCTGGAAGAACCAAGACTACAGATAAAGGAAGGATGAACGACCATGGCGATTAAACGACCGGAAGAACTGGATTTTAGCGAAAAGACCTTCACGTTGATTATCAGCGGGAGCCCGGGCATTGGTAAGACCACGCTGGCCCTGAGCGCCCCGGAACCGCTGTTGTTTGACCTGGACAGGGGCATCAGCCGGGTGCGGGCCGAGCACCGAAAGCTGGCCAGCGAGGCGGAAACCTATGAAGAAATGTTGGAAGACATGCAGAGCAACGCCTACAGGGCCGCCAAAAGCGTGGTACTGGACACCGGCGGAAGCCTGATCCAGCTGATGCAGCCATGGGCGAAAAAGCAGGACGCGAAGGCCGCCCGGGATGGCCGGGCCATGTTTGGGGTGGTGAAGCGGGAATTTGACCGGCTGACAGCCCAGATGCGGCAGGACAGGAAGAACGTGATTATCATCTTCCACACCACAGAGGTAGCCAAGGGGGACGTGATTACCCAGCGGCTAAGCTGTGAAGGCAGCGCCAAGGACATTGTATGGACCCCCGCGGACCTGGGCTGCTACATGCAGATGATGGGGCAAAAGCGGGTGCTGGGCTTTACCCCTACAGATGAATACTTTGCCAAGGGCTGCTACGGCATTGGCGGGATGCGGGAGGTTCCCTCGCTGAAGCCGGGGCAGCCCAACGACTACCTGACCCGGCTATTTGAAGAAGCCCGACAGAACATTATGGCGGAAATGCAGGAATACGCCCCCCAGCGCAAGGCCTACGACGCGGCCATGAGCGAGGGCAGGGACGTGGTGGCCGCCATTGAAACGGTGGATGATTTGAACGCCGCGGCCAGACAGATAGGCCAGATGGAGCATGCCCTGACCAGCAAGAAGGAGCTGGGGGCCATGCTGAACGCCAAGGCCAAGGAGCTGGGCGCGACCTACAGCAAGGAGGCGAAGGGCTATGTACCGGCTGACGTGCAGCCTGCTAAATAACTGGCTATACGCCACAGACCCGGAAACGGACGAAAAGGCCTATACAGGCTTTTTGGACGCGCTGGAACGAAAGCAGAAGCCCAAAAGCAAGGCCATGACAGCCGGGATTGACTTTGAAGCCATGGTAAACGCCTATGCCATGGATAACCCATCGGCAAAGGCCATGCCAAAGGATGCGGCGACCCTGAAAGCCATAGCGCAGTTTGGCAACCGCTGCCGGGGCGGGCAATTGCAGGTGCGGGAAGAAAAGGAAATGCAGCTGGCAGGGATGGACATTCAGCTGGTGGGCGTGGCCGACTGCCTGAAATGCGGCATTATCTACGACATAAAACGGGTGCAGCGGTACGAGTATGGAAAGTACCAGTTTAGCGCCCAGCACCCCATGTACCTGGAGCTGTTCCCCGAGGCGCTGCGATTTGACTACCTGATCTTTGACGGGACGTACTGTTACCGGGAGCAGTACCGGCGGGGAGACTGTGAGACGATACAGGCCATTGGGCAGCGATTCCTTCGGTCTTTGGAGGACGCGGACCTGATGGACATTTACCAAAAGCATTGGAGGGTGGACGAATGAGCTTTAAAAGCTACGAAAACGACGGCGGGCTGATGGCGGAAGGCGACTACGAGGTGATTTGCCTGAAAGCGGTGGAAACCAGCACCAGAAACACCGGAATGCCGGTGATTGCCTTTGACTTTCAGGTGCGCAGCGACGTGGAGCAGAAGTACCAGCGCAAGCACATCTTTAAAAACTTCTACCAGGACCAGGAAGGCAAGTGGCCGGCTGAAAAGATTGGAAAGCTGGCAAACGCGCTGGGAGTGCCCAAGGGAGAGGACTTTGAGCTGGCGGACCTGACAGGGAAATGCTGCATCCTGCACATGAAACCCTTTGTAGGAACCGACGGGGTGGAGCGGGACGCGATATTTTACACCAAGCCCACGGCCGCCGGACAGATGGTGCAGGAGGCGCAACCAACCGCCCAGGGCTATACAGAGGTGGACGATGACGACCTCCCGTTTTGAGGCAGGGGCGCCAGTCTTCATCCGCGACACGCGGGACAAGAAGGGTAAGCATGACAACGTGGACAGCTACCTGGAGGCCCAGGGCTACCGGGTTGTGCGGAGCAAGCTGTTTGTGGGCGACATCAGCCTGCTGAGCAACCAGAGCGTATGCATTGACCTGAAGCAGAACCTGGGCGAGGTGGAAAGCAACCTGATCCAGCAGCATGACCGTTTCCGCCGGGAGTGCATACGGGCGCAGGAGAACGGCATTCGCCTGATTGTGCTGGTGGAGGAAGCGGGCGTTGGTGGCCTGGCAGGGGTAGCCGTATGGCCAAACCCCCGCCGGACCCGCTGGGAACGCGTTGACCGGGCCCACAGCATGGGACGGATGCTGCATGTGCAAATACCGCCCAGGCCGCCTGTAAACGGCGCGACGCTTGCCAAGGCCATGCATACCATGGCTGAAAAATACGGTGTGGAATGGATGTTTTGCGGCAAAGAAGAAACCGGGCCGCTGGTGGTGCGGCTACTGACAGAATGACAACAGCGCCGGGAAACCGGCGCCCATGGGAACGATGCGGCATTGCGCGGCTTGTGGCAAACAAAACAGGCGTCTTTATGATTACCGCGCAGCGGGGTCGGCACCCGCCGTTCCTACCAGCGCCAGAGCGTCTATAAGGCGCGGCCTAAAGACTCCTTTCACGGGCGGATTCCTGCCGGGCATGGATGGCATGACCATGCCGCGGGCCGAAGGAAGCCTACAGATGGCGCGAACGCAGAGGGACGTGATACCAAATGCCATGGTGTATGTGCCGTCACGTCCCTCTGCCCTATTGCAGTAGAGGGAGACAGCCAGATGGACTTTGCAAACGAGATCAGAAGCCGGGTGACAGTGAAGCAGCTGTGCCGGGTTTTGGGGATAGAGATTAATCGAAACGGATTTGGGTACTGCCCGTTCCACGAGGACAAAAAGGGGCGGAGCCTGAAAGTATACGACGGGCCGCCCAGCAACTTTTGCTGCTACGGATGCCACGCGGCTGGCAGCGTGATTGACTTTGCCATGAAGTACTATGGAATTTCCTTCCGGCAGGCGGTGGCGCGTCTGGACAGCATGTTTGGGCTAAATTTGCCGTTGACCCGGAAGCAGACGATAGAGGAGCGCAGGGCGGCGGAAGCTGCGCGACGGGAGCAGGAAGAAGCGAGACGGGAGAGCCAGGCGGCCATAAATGCCCAGGAAACGCATTTTTGGCATTGTTTCAGCCTTTATCTGGATGTGCGCCGAGTAATAGACAGGGGAAAGCCAAGGGGTCTGGAAACGCAAATTTCGCAGGATTACGCGGACGCCGTATGGCGGCTTCCGATTGTGCGGGATGAATATGAGCGGGCCCAGGACGCGTTGATACAGCTGAAAGAAGGACGGTGCAAACAGGATGCAGCAAGCCATGAGGCCTGAGGACCAAATCAAAAGCTGGACAAAGGAGGACTACCTGAGCGGGGTAGCCCCTTATGAATGGCTATACAGCTTTAAGGATAACGCCTTCCAGCTGGCGCGCCTGCGTGGGCTGATGCTGGAGGACGCACGGCAGAAGAAGGTGCCCAGCCCTGGGGCGCTGTGGAAGGCCTATGTGGAAACGCAGCTGGGCCAGCAGAGCCGGGACGTTGGGCAGAACGTGACCGGATTTACCGGACAGGAAATGGAGCTGCTGTGCGGGGACTACGGCTGCTATGATGACGGCATTAAGATTATAAACCAGTATGGGGCCATGACAGTGGTGTGCCCGCACCCCATTATGCCCACCAAGCGCCTTGTGAACATTGACACCGGAGAGGTGAAGACGGAAATAGGCTTTCGCCGGGGGAACGGGTGGCGGCATACCATTGTGGAAAAGTCCGTTTTGGCGAATGCCCGGAGCATTACGTCCCTGGCGGCCTGCGGCATCAGCGTGAACAGCGAAAGCGCCAAGGACCTGGTTCGATACCTGGCCTATCTGGAGGACGCCAATTACGACCAGCTGCCGGAGATTAAGACGGTGGGCCGGTTGGGCTGGGTGGACGGGTACGGATTCAGCCCCTATGTGGACGGGCTGATTTATGACGCGGGGGGCCTGTATGGGGACGCCTTTGCGGCGGTACACGCCCAGGGAAGCTGGGAAGCCTGGCGGGACCTGGCCTTGCAGGTGCGGGCGGGGAAAAGCGTGCCCTGCCGGATCGCCCTGGCGGCCAGCTTTGCCAGCGTGCTGGTGCCCAAGATGGGTGCGCTGCCATTCATCCTGCACTTATGGGGCAGCGTAAGCGGCATTGGCAAGAGTGTAGCGCTGATTCTGGCTGCCAGCGTGTGGGCCTACCCGGAAATTGGCAGCTATGTAAAAACCACGAAAAGCACCAATGTAGGCTATGAGCAAATGGCGGCCTTTTGCGGAAACCTGCCCCTGTGCATGGACGAATTGCAGATGATTCAGGGGAAAAAGGAATTTGACGAGCTGATTTACAGCCTGTGCGAGGGCGTGAGCAAGACCCGGGGCGCCAAGGCCGGAGGCGTACAGCAGGTGCAGCGATGGCGAAACGCCATCATTACCACCGGCGAGCAGCCCATAACCACCGCCAACAGCAAGGCGGGCGCTGTGAACCGTGTGATTGAGGTGGAGTGCAGCGAAAAGCTGTTTGAGGACGCCCGGGCGGCATACCAGCTGCTGGTGACCAATTACGGCCATGCGGGACGGAAGTTTGTGGAGGCGTTGCAGGAAAGCAGCGACGCCATGGAAGTGATGGCGGAGACCCAGCAGGCCTTTTACAAGCGGTTGCAGGGTTGCGCCACGGACAAGCAGGTGCTGACGGCCAGCCTGATTCTGGCGGCGGACGCCATGGCGGATCTGCTGCTGTTTGATGATGGGCACAGCCTGACAGCGGAAGAAATCATTCCCTATCTGGTGACCACAAGTCAGGCGGACACCAACCGGAAGGCCTATGAATGGCTGTGCGACTGGGTGGCCAGCAACCCGGCCAAGTTTACGCCGGACAGTGAAGGCTACACAAACGAATGTTGGGGGCGGATAAAAGGGGAGCGGGTGTATATCATCAAGAGCGTATTTGAAAAAGCCTTGCAGAATGAGGGTTTCAACGCTTCCAGCTTTTTGAGCTGGGCGAACAAGACTGGCAAAATCATCTGTCAGGGTGGAAAGCGAACGCGGGTGCTGAAAATGAATGGCGTAAACACACGGTGCGTGGATTTGGCCCTGCCGGGAGCCGTGGACAATGAAGGAAACACAGACGTATCAACGGATTGCGAGGTTGAGGAAGTGTTTGAGCAGATGAAAATGGGCTGATCCTGCCGGGCGTTCCGCTACACAAACTACACCTGCTACACCTATTTTCGATATCTCTATATAGCAAAAAATTTTTTACTGCATTTTGTGGCTGGATAGATGGATATGCGCAAAGAAAATTTGCAAAGCAAAAAAGACGTGTAGACGGTGTAGTAGGTGTAGCGGACGGCGCAAACCATTGAAAGACAATGACTTTGTCGCTACGCATTGAGCTACACAGAGCGAAGCAAGGTGAAACCATGAGAGAAAGAAGGGGGACCGTGGGCAAACAGAAAAGCTGCGCCACATGCCTGTGGTGCTGGCCGGAAATTCACGGGGACGGGACATACAGATGCTATAAGCCTGGCAGCCCCAGCTATCACGAAATACCCGCCTACCCATGCGCGAACTGGGAAACCAAGGCGTGGATACCCGCGAAAGAGCAATATTCCTGCTGGGGAAGCCCTGGCAGAGATTATAAAAAAAGCAAGAAAGGGTGGCACCGGAACAATGGATAAGATTGAGCTGGAGATTAAAGGGGTGGAGGACAGGCGAACCCTTGCCGGTATGCTGGCTACCAACGGCTACCGGGTATGGATTGAGCGGCAGAAGCGCAAGAGCGTATGGGTAACGGTGCTGTGCGCGGAGAAGGAGGCGGAAACCCATGCGTGACCTGAACATGGAACAGCTGCGGGGCGCTGTACGGGTATACATGGCCGCAAAGAGCCTGCAGGACGCCAAAAAGGAGCTTGGCGGCGCGCTGATGGAGAAGGAGCCGGAAGCGCTGGAACAGGCCTCAAACGGGCTGGAAAGCCTGTTTAACGCGATTATTGCCCGGTGCGGGGACACTGATAGGCAGGTAATGGCCCGGAACCGTGCCGCCAGCCTGAAAGTACGGATAGGGTACACGGACGCGCCTCAGCCCGGCAAGTACCTGGTGAACGAGGATGATTTGAGCTTTCTGGTGGATTACATGCTGAACTACTGTGATATGGACTGCCCCTGTGTGGTGATAGACGAGGAAACTGGGGAACGAAGCGTAATCCGGCAGGCGGTGAAGGGGTGTGCCATACGGAAGCTGTACAAGCGGCTAGGGGTAGCGGAAGGGCTGAGCCCGGAATGCCCCTACAGCATGTACCTGACAGGAGGGGGAAAAGGATGAACCTGACAGCGATTGACTTTTTCGGGAAAGTGGTATGGACCGGAGGGAGCGACCAGGAACGGGCCGCCCGGCTTCGGGCCTATGAGGCGACGGGGATGGAGCCGGAGGAACTTGCGGAGATGAAGAACGCGGGGCATGAAGCTGGAAGGAGATTGACAATGGCTAATTTGATTGATCTAAGCCAGTTTGACGAATACAAAGGAACTGTGCCGGAGGGCATGGATGTTGGAAGCTACATCGCCGGGGCGAGAGCGGTGTTTGAGGCAATAGGTAATGCCGAGACCGTAGATGCTGTCCAGGTGGTACATGCAAGGTGGCGGCAAGAAGATGAAGATGCTTGGGCTTGTACTGCTTGCGGGAACATGTGGACATTTTTGGATGGTGGCCCTGCTGAAAACGAGGCAAATTATTGCCCGAAGTGCGGTGCAAAAATGGGTTTGGATGGTTCGGACAATGAATGAGTTTGACATTTGCGATTCCTGTGCCTTCTGTGATGCCTGCCCGAGCGCACATTTCCATCCAAAAGGAGAAACGGCTAACATGTGTGCGTTTTACAAGAGCATGAAAAGAAGTATCGAGGACGGTAGCTTTTGGAGGAAGATGAAAAATGACGATTGACGAGCTGAAAAAAGCGCTGGTGGAAGTCCACAACATCTGTAAAGCTCATGAGGACGTTTGTGGGGATTGCCCTTTCGGAATGGACACTTCCAACGGGCATATTTGTTTCCTTTCACCATCTCTGTATGAAAATATGATTCCTGAAAAATGGGCGGTCAGCGGATGGGCGTTTGAAGGAATGGAGGATTCTCATGGCAACCAAACTTGAAAATTTCTCCTGCATCTGTGGTTGCCAAACGGTTTGCCAATCGCTTGTTGAAGTGGACGGGCTTGAGATAAACCAGCTTTATTGCCCCGACTGCGGTATCATCATGCGTTCCCCTTCTACGGATGCGGGTGGGGAATGGCTGCGCAAACACTGGAAAGCCATCATCATGCGCGGCAGGACCTGCCAGAAACGAATGCGCAAGGATTGCCAATGGTATAAAAACAAATGGCAATGCACGAATGAATCAAGTGCCTATTACAAAAACGAGTGTTCATCCCTGTTTGGGTGCGACTGTTTTCAGGATAAGGAGGATGCCGAATGACCGAACTAAAGTCGTGCCCGTTCTGCGGGGGATACGTCCACTTGGACGAGTCGTACAGTTACTTTCGCGATTTTGTACTTTATTGTGAGGGGTGCGATATGGTATTTACGCTTGATTCATTCTGTGCAACAAAAGAAAAATTGATCGAAGCATGGAATCAACGCGCCCAGTTAGAGAATAAGGAGAATGCAGAATGACCGAAACGCCGAAGTGCCCCTATTGCGGGGCGGAAATGGACTTGCATCTCAGCGTGGATTCAAACGATAAATGGAACGCTCGGTATATCTGCGCCGAATGTTATTCGTTTGGGCCGCCTATCATCGATTGTGAAGAAAAAAGCCATGCGGAAGAAGTGGCCCTTGCCTATACGCTTCGCCGCGCCGAGCCGGAGAACAGGCCGCTGACGCTGGAAGAAATACTGGCAAAAGCAAACGAAGAAGATTGGAACTTTGTATGGCTAGAACACAAAAAATCCAGAACCCACATGCAATTATGCCCATGGCATAGAGAAAGAGATAAAATGATCTTCTGTGGGCTGCCATTCGATGTGCAAATAGCCGAAAACATTTTGGAAATAAGGAAAACTTGGCGCTGCTGGCCACGGAAGCCTACCCCGGAGCAGATGGCAGCCGAAAAGTGGGAGGAATAACCCCGGCATATATCGCACCTTGACAACTGAAAATTTTTTTCAAAAGGGGGTTGACTTTCTAACACATCAAAATTATAATAAAGGTGTGCTGGAAAGTGAGGTGAGAAACACGAGCCCTAGAACAGGAAGGCCAAAATTGGAGGATCCCAATACGAAAAGGCTAAGCGTTTGCCTGAACGAACAGACTATGAAACAGCTGGAAGAGTATTGTAAGGCAAATGGAATCACAAAAGGAGAAGCCATTCGGAAAGGCGTTCATCTTCTTTTGGCGCAAAAAGAAAACCTGTGAACTGTTTCACTCTTGGCGGACTGAACAGTACACAGGCGACACCCACCAAAGGTAGGCAAGTAAATCTTAACATGCTTGCCCTCCTTTGGTCAACCCCTACGACCAACAAGGAGGATTTTTATATGCCGGATATGGAGATGCGGAACCAGGTAGAACGGACCAAGGTAGAACTGGACCAGATGACCAGCCTGATGCGGACGTACTGCATTCAGTTTATGGATGTACCGCAGAAGGAATTTATCTGGAATGCGGGCGTATTCCGGGAGGACATGATTAACCTGTCGTCACTGCTGCTGAACATGTTGAACAAGGCCAGCACGCGGCTATCCGACGTGCTGGACAACACGAAGACCCAAAAGGAGAATGAGAAATGAATAACGAGATTATGAACATCAAGGGAATTGACTGCTACGAGGAAAACGGGGTTGCCTATCTGAAACTGGAAACCGTGGCGCGGGGATTGGGATTTGTCGAAATCGCAGCCAGTGGAAACGAGTGTGTACGTTGGCGCACGGTGCGTAAGTACTTGAACGAATTGGGCATCGCAACAAGTTGCGATGAAAAATTGCCTGAGTACATCCCCGAAAACATCTTCTACCGGCTGGCGATGAAGGCCAAGAACGAAACCGCGGAGAAGTTTCAGGCGCTGATTGCGGATGAAGTCATCCCCCAGATTCGCAAGACAGGCGGATACCAGTCCAAGCCGTTATCGCCGCTGGAACTGTTTGCCCAGAGCGTGGCCGCCATGCAGGCCATGGAGCAGAAACAGAAAGCGCTGGAGGGCCGGCAGGACACGGTGGAAAAGAAGGTGGGAGCCATCAGCGATATTGTAGCGCTGAACCCCAACGACTGGCGGCGGGAGTGCAAGACCATGATTGTGCGCATTGCGGAAAAGCTGGGCGGGGTGAGCTACATCCGGGATGTGAACGGCGACATTTACAAGCTGATGCTGGAGCGGTTCGGCATTGACCTGAAGCGCCGCCTGAACAACAAGCGGCTGCGTGCGGCGGAGGACGGCATGTGCCGAAGCAAGCGGGACAAGCTGAACTATCTGGACGTGGTAGCGGAGGACAAGCGGGCCATTGAAAGCTATGTGCAGATTGTGAAGGAAATGGCGATCAAGTATGACGTGTGGGACGCTGCCGGGCAGGAAGCATAAAGCCAAATACAGAACGGGGAGGGGCCTTGTGGCCTCTCCTTTCATGATAGGAGGAATGAATCATGAACCTGCTGGAAGATGCCCGGCGGGCAGGGGTGGCGGTAGCGGTATGGAGCGCCCGGGCGGCACACTTTCGGCAGATGGCGGAAGGGCTGAGATCCCCCAGCGCGATCAGCGGCGAGAGGGTGCAGGGCGGCACGGGGCATACAGCCATGGAGGATTGCGCCATAGCCGCGGCGGACGCGCAAGCCAAAGCCGATGAAGCCGCCGCCCGGCATGTGCGGCTAGCAAGGGAAGTAGATAGCCTGATAGCCCATGTGCCCCGGGAGGATTTGCGCAATGTGTTGAATATGCGGTATGTGATGGGCATGAGCGCGGACCAGATTGCCGCCAAACTGAATATATCCAAGCGGACGTATTATTACTGGCATAGAGCCGCCATGCTGGCCGTGGAACAAATAGCGCGAAGCAAATAAATAAGGGGACTGGCCCGGGTGGGTCGGTCCCCCTTTTGCTCATGGAATCAGATCGCCGTTCAGGGTGGCGTAGATATCAATTTCAACTTCCTTATTGCGGTCGATGGCCAAAATCCCCCGGAAGGATTGGCTGTGGCAATCCTGGCAATAGCATCCAAGCGTTCGATTGTAATAGGGGCGGCGATCAAGCTTCATGTGAAGCTCAGGATGCTCAGAAATCCATTTGGTGAAAGCGGTTTGCAGTTCATCCGGCGTAAAGAAGTCCTCGGTGTAATTGAAAGTCATGAATTCCATTGCTTTTTCCTCCTCAATATTTTGCAGTATGAATTTTTTAGCAGCTGCCAAGAGTGTACCACAGGTGGCGCCAAACATCAATATTTGGATTAAAAAGTACAGTGGCGAGGGCTGCAATACATGACGGTCGCGATGCCCGCCCGCGCCTTTTCCAGTTCAGCCGTCAGGACGTTATAGCGCCCCAGATATTCCCAGAAATCAGCAAGAGCGGTCTGGTACTTTTCGGCCTGCTGGCGTTCCCGTTCCGCTTCCTTGCGCAGGGCATCGGCGTTCAGGTAGCGATCTTCCTTGGGCCCAAGGCCTAGGGAATAAGACCGTTGCTTGTCTGCCTTATCGATCAAAATCAACGCCTTGCGCCCGTTGTAATACTTGAAGTACTGTACGGTGTAGGCCGGGAAAATTTTTTCGGCCTTGTCGGCCAGCTTGCAGGTAATATAGGCGCCGTCCAGATGATCGGCCAGGCAATCATATAGCCGGGCAAGGGTGCGGGAGTGTTCCGCGTTTTTTGCCGCCTGGGCGTAGGCTTCGTTGGCGGTTTCTGGGCTGATGGGGTACGGCATGGTGGGTTTTCCTTTCTGCCCTCTATCGGGCGTCAAATTCTGTCAGATGATGCACAGGAGCCAGAGCACGCAACAGGCCGGGAAGGCTGCCAGGACCAAAGCCCCGGCAACCAGGCCCAGCAGATGCGGCCAGTTGATAGCGTGGACAAGGTAGCGCATGGCGTCGGCCCCCTGTCAGGCGGTTTCCAGCGCGGCCCGGTAGCCTGTGCCGGTGATGCGCTCGCTGCCGTGCATGTCGCGGATTTCGTCCAGGCTGAATTGCTTGCGGCTTTTGCGCTGGTAGCCGTCCTCGTGCCAGTACCAGGCGGATTTGTTCTTGCTCCAATGATAGCCGGCGGCCTTGAGGGCTTCCCGATGGGCGAAGGTGTTTCCGGTGACCCACAGCCAGGACCCGCAAAGCTCAATATTGAGCCCGTCCAGCGTGATGATGGCGGCCACGGCGGAGCGGAAGGTTTCGGGCGCTTCCCGCTCTTCCTGCCTGGGCTGGTAGGTGGTGCCGTCGGCGCGGGTCTTGGGAAGGCGTTTGGCCAGGTCGTCATACTGGGCATTGATCTGGGCCATGGTGGCATTGTCGCCGCCAAGATCGGGATGATGGATTTTGATCAGGCGCTTATATTCGGCCTTGAGTTCCTCCAGGGTGCGGCAGTTGGTAAAGAATTTCATGAAAAAGCTCCTTTCTGATTGCCAGAAGGAGCGAAGCGGTGTATAATACCTTTGCCCCTTCTTGGGGTGCTCCTCTGGTTCGTGTGTGTTCTGGGGTAGCTGGTCGGAAGGGTGAGAGCTTCCGGCCTTTTTTGTTACTTCTCAGGGTGAGAGGCGAGGAAGTAACGCACGGCGGTTTTGATTGCTCCTTGTTTGGATTCCTGTTTGTCGAGCCATTCAAGAATGTCTTTGTCCGTGTTGCGGTTCAGTTTTAGCCCGATAAATTGTGTATGCTTGGCATTGTACCGGGCGTTTGCATCCTTGAATCCATCGTCAATTTTCTTTCGTCCCGTTGACTTTCGCCCCCGTTCTGTGGTATCCTACAACTAGGCGAGATAGCAACCTAGTTGCGTTAGGTTGTCAGCCGTTCCCTTCTATGGGGTTTTAGCCGTTCACCTGTCCGGGGGCGGCTATTTTCGTTTCATCGTGTTGATTACTCCGAAAACAACAACGGCAAGCAGGTTGAGCAACATCAGTATTTCTTCTGTTGTCATCCTATCACCTCCCTTCTATGGTGAAGGGAAGTCGGCCGCTCTATCTCGCCCGGTGCTGTTCGGTTTCCCTCAAGCACGATGACATGATAACATGGGTTAAACCTGTTGTCAACCCCTTTTCAAAAATTTTTTCAAACTTTTTTTTGCACTCATGCAGAAAGCCCTTGCAATATAAGCATTTCCATGATATGATATTATTGGATTTTTATATACTTCTTTGCTTGTGATATTCTCTCATCCCCGGCAAACTTTGCACACATTGCACAAATGCATATGCTAAAATGATATTGCAAAGGGTGGGCAAAGTGTCGGCCCTTTGATTTGTTGGTTAAGTTTGTATTTTGGAGCGCTAGGGCGGGAGGTGTTAGCATGGCGCGCCCTGTTGGAAGTAGAAGCAGGATGACGGAAAGAATGAAAGAAGCCGCCGTAATGATGGCCCATGGCGAAACTGCGCCGGTGATCGCGAAAAAAGTCGGCGTGACCATTCCGACGGTTTGGGCCTGGATGAAACGCGATGATGTGCAGGCGATCTATAGGGAAGCAATGCGGAATTTTCTGCGTGTGGGCTATTCCAGATCTATTAAGAAGATTGATAGCCTGATTGATAATGATAATGATTGGCTATCTTTGCAGGCGTCCCAGGCCATGGCGGCCAGAGCGGAAGCCGTTGCCATGGGTACGGATGCGCAAAGCGGCGTACAAATCACAATCAATCAGGGTACAGGCTCCGCGCCTGTGCTGGGCATGCCTGATAGGCCCGCGGAGGATGGCGGCGCAGAAGAGTAACAGATGGGATTTGGTGGCTTACTGCTAACGCTATTGCCAACATGAATCCATCAAAGCCTTGCAATGCAACGTTTTTGCTTTGATTGGTTATCAAAAAGGGCGTTTTTTCTTCTTCCTTCGTTGCCTGTATGCGGCAATAGTGGGAAAAATGGAAGGGCGGGGGGTATGCCGGAGATGGGGCCCCCGCTGCGAGCGGACGTAGCGTATATATACATGGCCGCCCCAACACCCTTAACCCGGTACCCTTTTGAAACAAAACGGCTTTTCCCAAATTTTAAAAAATCAGCCCCCGGAGGATTTAAAAAATGCCAGTATTCAACATTGATTATACGCCCACGCCGAAACAGGCCATGTTTCACGCGAGTAAGGCGGATGAGGTGTTGTTTGGCGGGGCTGCTGGCGGTGGAAAGAGCAAGGCCATTGTGATGGACGCGCTGTTCCGGTGCATAACGTACCCGGGCACTCATGCGTTTATCTTTCGGCGGACGTACAGCGAACTGGATGACACGATCATCAAGGAAGCCAAAGAAAGCTATCCCCATGGGCTGGGAAAATATAACACGGCCCGACACGAATGGAGCTTCCCCAATGGGAGCAAAATTCAGTTCCGGCACTGCGCCACGGTTGCCGACATGTATAACTACAAAGGCGCGGAAATCCAGTGGTTGTATTTTGATGAGCTAACCAGCTTTGAGCAGGATATCTACGACTTTTTGAAAACCCGTCTGCGCGCAAAGAAAAGCCTGAATGTGGTGCCATGTGTGCGCAGCAGTTCCAACCCCGGCGACATTGGGCATGGCTGGGTCAAGAAAATGTTTGTGGATGCGGGCCCCTACATGGAGATGGTGCCTTATACCATTCGGTCCGCGACAACCGGACTGGAAAAAACGTACCTGAAACAGTATATTCCCAGCTTGGCGACCGAAAACCCGCACATTGGCGCGGACTACATTTTGCAGCTGGAAATGAAGCCGCCTGCCTTACGGGACGCGCTGTTGCACGGCGACTGGAACGCCTTTGAGGGGCAGGTGTTCACAGAATGGGTGGATGATTCGAAGCATTATCAGGACCGGTTATGGACCCATGTGGTGGCGCCCTTTGAAATTCCCCTTGCCTGGCCGCGCTACATGAGCTTTGACTACGGCTACAGCCACCCCTTTAGTGTGGGCTGGTGGGCCATGAATCCTTCTGGTTGTTTGTTCCGCTACAAGGAATGGTACGGCTGCGAGAAGGGCCGGGCCAATGTGGGGCTGAAACTGACCCCGCAGCAGATTGCGGAAGGCATCATTCAGCGGGAACAGGAAGAAATGCGGGACAATATAAAAATTCTGCGCATTGCTGACCCGTCTATCTTTGATAAAAGCCGAGGGGAAAGCGTGGCCCAGATGATGGAACCCAACAGCCAGGGCAAACCGGGCGTATATTTTAAGCCTGGGGACAACACCCGCCTTGCTGGCAAGATGCAGGTACATGAGCGGATGCGGTTTGACGAAAGCGGCCACCCGAAAATGCAGGTATTCAACACCTGTACGGAGTTCATCCGCACGATTCCCACACTGCCCTATTCCCTGACGAAGGTGGAGGACGTGGACACGGATGCGGAAGATCATATTTTCGACGAGATGAAATATTGCTTTATGGACCATCCGCTGCCAATGGTGCCGAAGCCGAAAGCCAAACCGGCTGTGTACGACCCCTACAGCACCCATAGACGGACCCAATAAACCCGGCAACCAGCGCCAGTGTGATTTGCACCGGCGCTTTTGCATACACAAACGGCCTGTGACTTGCGGGCCGATTACCAGGCGACCGTGATTTGCGGAGCCTGTCCGAAAAGGAGTTATCCTGATGGAAAACATGAATACGGTCGAAGAAATGCTTACCCAGGCGCAGGACGACGCTGCAATGGGAACCCAGGAACCCGGCACGTTGGCAGAGGTGGTAGGCGCGGATAATTCTTCCGCCGCTGAAAGCCAGCCCAGCGGTCAGCCTTCCGCCCCTGTGGAAAGTCCCAAGGAGGAACCCGGCTGGTTTAAGCGCCGGATGGAAAAGCACGACCAGCAGATGAACGCCGACTTCCAGCGGCAACTGCAAGAGATGCGAGAGGGATATGAGGCCCAGCTTGCGCCCCTGCGGGAAGCCAGTTACCGGCAAGAGGCGGAAAAACTGGTGGCTGACGGCGAATTTAAGAGTGTCGATCGGGCTCTTGAATATGTGCGCCTGAAAGCTGGTGCCCCCGCCGTGCAGACCAAACAGGAAGGCGCCAAGGAACCCCCAGCCCGTGACGAGCAGGGCCGATTTGCGAAAACGGATAACAGCGAAGTGGCGCAGTACGCCCAGCGCCTGGTAGACCAGGCCGCGGCAATTCACGACGCTACCGGCGTGGACGTGATGGCCCTGTATAACAGTGACCCAGATGTGAAGCGGAAGATTAACAGCCGGGAATGGACCTTTGCGGATGTATACAAAGCCGCCGCGAAGGCAAGCGCGGAAAGCAGCCGCCCAGCCGCCCCTTCCCCTGTACGGTCTTCCAACGGCATTGCGCTTGGCGACATGAACATTGCCGGTATGAGCGCCGCCCAGTTTGACAAGCTGGACGATTACCTTGCAAAAGGCGGCAAGATCAATATGACTTGATAAGGAGCTGAAAGAAAATGGCTGTGTTTGACAACCTGAACAAATCCACTTCCGCAGGCGTCGCGCCTGGTATTGTGGATTACTATGAGAAAAAACTGCTGGAAAACGCCAAGCCCGAAATGGTGCATGCCCGGGACGCTCAGCGCCGTCCCCTGCCGGAGAACAACGGCAAGCATGTGAACTTTCGCCGGATGATTCCCTTTGACCCGGTGACCGCGCCCCTGAGTGAAGGCGTGACCCCCACCGGCCAGACCATCCGCCAGACCGCGTTTACCGCTATGGTGAAGCCCTATGGCCGCCATGTGGAAATTACCGACGAGCTGGACCTGTATCATCTGGACAACCTGCACCGGGAGACCGCGACCCTGCTGAGCGACCAGGCAGCGCTTAGTCTGGACACCATTTGCCGTGACGCCATGTGCGCCGGTATGAATGTGCAGTACGCGGGCAGCGCCACCAGCCGCGGCGCGCTGGCCGCTACCGACAAACTGACCGCCGCCGACATTAAGAAGGCCGTGCGGACCCTGAAGCGGGCGAACTGCAAGCCCTTTGCCGACGGATTTTACCACGCCATTATCCATCCGGACGCGGTGTTCGACCTGACCGCTAATTCTTCCGAATGGATTGACGTGGCGAAGTATCAGGACAAGAGCAAGATTGAGCGGTACGAGCTGGGCTGCCTGTACAAGGTGAAATTCTTTGAAAGCACCAACGCCAAGGTGTTCAAGGCCGCTACCTATCTGTACGGCACCAAGACCAGCCTGACCATTGCCACTGTAAACGCTGCCAACCGCACTGTGACCGTGAGCGAGGCGATTTCCGAGGATGAAGCCCGCGAACTGACCGGCAAGATGGTGGATGTGGAGTACACCAAGTCTACTGCCAAGACCGTGACCAGCATGTGTGTGGAGCGCGTGGACGCCGCGAACAAGAAGATTATCTTCCGCTGGATGCCTGGCAGCGCCACCACTGATGAATGGACCACCACCAACAGCGCCAAGATTGTGCCCACTGGCGGCGGCGCCAGCGGCGTAAACGTATACGGTACCCTGGTGTATGGTCAGAACGCCTTTGGCAACGTGGAACTGGGCGGCACCGGCAAGAACGTGAAGATCATCATCAATCCTCCTGGCAGCGCTGGCGCCGATGACCCCCTGGAGCAGCGCGGCACCATCGCCTGGAAGGTGAAGGGCTTCTGCTGCGTGATTCTTCAGGACAGCTTCATGGTGCGCATTGAGCACGGCGCAACGGCGTAAGGAGCTGCTGCCAATAACAAAACAAGGGCCTGCATGGTTTTTAGGGCTGTGCAGGCCCTTTTGTGGAATTTGGAGGTTTTACTATGGCGGTAAAAAAGACGGACGGCATTACGGTGGAAACCCCGGTGGAGCAGGTGAACCATGAGGAACCGACGGTGCGTGTTTTTCTTCCCCTGATGGAGGACCAGACTTCCGAAGCGGAAATTGATCAGACGGAGTATGTGACCATCAACGGGCAGACCACGGCCATTAAGCGCGGCGAATATGTGGACGTGAAGGTGCCCGTATTTATGCAGCTGCGCAACAAATATCCCCAGCTGTAATAACGGGAGGTGCGGCATAAATGAACCTGGCCGAGCTGAAAAACACCGTCATGTTTCAAACAAACAATGACGCGGATGATCTGGGCGACTTTCTGCCGTACCTGACCCATTACCTGAACGAGGGGTACGACAAACTGGTATACGCCTTTTGCGGGCAGCACGCCAGCGAAGACAGCGAAACCTATACGCTGCTGCGAAACGACCGAAGCAGCCCGGAACTGCCGGATTGGTGCCACCATGCCATTGCGGACTGGGCTACCTGGCTGGTGTACCGCAACGGCAATGTGCAGAAGCAGAACCGGGGCATGCAATTCCGTTATGCCTTTGAGCAGATGGAAAGCAGGCTGCGGGGCATGACGGACAGTGAAAAAGGGCTGGATGAATCCAGTGTGACCCATTACGGCAAAAAATTTATGAATATACCGGGGTGAGGAAGATGGACGAACAAGAGCTGATTCAGCAGGCATACGGCCGGTTGCAAATCTGGTGGGACGGGTGCAAGGAAATGCACGAGCGGGCCCGGGAAAGCCGCAAGATTATTCTGCTGCAGGACCCCCAGCAGGACGCTGACCGCAAGCACCTGGACAAGCCGACGATCCAGCTGCAAACCCTGAAATCCACCTTTAACAACTGCATTGCCGACCAGATGGACAACATGCCCGAGGCCCTGATGGTTCCCGAGACCAAGGACCTGACGGATGTTGCCGACGACCTGACGGACGTTGTGCGCTTTATCCTGAATGAAAACAATTATGAGGCGGTGCACCGCCGCCGGGTGGAGGATTTTTTCTGCACGGGGACGGCGGTGACGCAGATTGCCTGGGACCGGGATATGGACCATGGCCGGGGAAATGTGGCGGTGATTCGCTGGCCGGTGGAGGCGTTTTTGTGGGACCCCAAGGCTGAAACCATTCAGGACGCCCGAGCCATTTTCAAGATCAGCTGGCATCCCATGAGCTGGTACGAGCAGCATTACCCGGAAAAACGCCCCGAAATGGGCAGCGATGAAGGCGTCTACAGCGGGCTTGGCCTGGCGGATTCCCAAAACGGACCCAGCGCCGCCGATGAGGACCGGGCCATGCTGGTGGAATACTGGTACAGGCTATACGACGCCAAGAAGCGCCGGTACACCATCAACGTGGCTTACCTGGCTGGCGGTGTGCTGCTGGAAAAGGCGGAGAGCGTATATAGCCACGGCCTATATCCCTTCGTAGTGGACGCTTTTACGCCCATTGAGGGCCTTCCTGTGGGTGACGGGATGGTACAAGAGCTGGTTCCCATGATGCGCTATATCAACCGATATGCCAGCTATATTGACATGAACCTGCGCATGTCCAGCAAGGGCCGCCTGCTGGTGGACCGGGCCGCCGGGCTGGACAAGGAAGCCCTGGTAAACTGGGAAACAGACATTATCGAGGGCGACCGCATTGACGCAAGCGCTTTGCAATGGCTACAGAACACGCCCTTTACCAGCATGGTAACGGCGCAGATGCTGCAATTGCAAAACGATATTAAGCAGGACAGCGGACAGAACCAGTTTACCCGAGGTGAAACGGCAGGCGGCGTAACGGCTGCCAGCGCCATCAGCGCGTTGCAGGAAGCGGGTGGAAAAATGACCCGCATGCGCACCAACGCCCTGAACAGCGGATTCCGGGAGATTGTGGAACAGGTGATGTGGCTGATTAGCCAGTTTTACGACAAAGACCGGGTTTTGTTTGTGACCGGACGCAAAGAAGGCGCTGACCGGGAAGTGAACGCAAGCCCCGACCACCTGTTTGGCAAAAAACAGAAGGGCCCGTTTCCTCCCCCGCCCTATACCGTGCAGGTACAGGTGCAGCGTAGAAACCCGCTGCGTCAACAGGCTCAGAACGAATTATTTATGCAGGCCTACAGCATGAGCGCCCAGGCCGGGCAGATATTCCCCTTGTCCGTGCTGTTTGAGCTGCTGCAGGTGGACGGCAAGGACAGGATTCTGCCTGTATTGCGTCAGAGCGACGCCATGACCCAGCAGCTGCAACAACTGGCCCAGCAAAATGAGGCGTTGACACAGCAAAACGCGGAATTGCAGCAGAGCGTGGCCGGGTTGGAACAGCTGAACGCCCAGTACGGGGAGCAGATGCGGGGCGGGGCCAGTGGAATGTACCCCAGCGAGCAATCTACCGATGAGGTATTGCCGGATGTGCCCGGAGGTGCCGTCTAATGGCCTATATTACAATGAACGCTTATGACGCTACCATGCGCGTGCCTGACTGGAAGGGTTTATACCAGGCGGGAGACCACTATGCCAGCGACCCCCGATACGCGGTAGAGGCGCAAAACGTGCTGACCCATGACGGGTACATGAGGCCGGTTGCCGCGTGTGAAATGTATCTACCCTCGCTGCCATCGCCCATTGAAACCTTTGCCAGACTATACAGGCGGTGGCATACGGAGGAAACCGGCCATGACGTCCTGATTGCCGCCAGCGGCGGACAGCTGTACTGGATGCTGCCGGGCGGTACCGCATGGACGCAAATGGCCCTTCCCGCTGCCTGGGACGGAACAGCCTACCAATGCAACACCTGGAGCTATGTGGCCTATGAAATGAACCCGGAGGGCAGCGACGCGCCGGTGGACGTGCTGCTGCTGAGCAACGCCAGGGACGGCATGATTTGCGTGCGGGGCGACAACATGACGGTAAGCGTGGTGAACACCCCGAAGAAGTTCGGGGTCATTGCCCGGCACGCGGAACGAATCTGGGGCGGGGCCATTGACAACGACCCGGATATGCTGGTATATTCCGCGCCCTTCGACCCCTTTGACTGGACGCAGAATGACGAGATTCCAGAGGATGGAGCTGGCGACCTGAAACAGCCCAGCTGGGACGGGGACAGCTTTACAGCCCTGACCCCCTTTGGCGATCAGCTGGTGGCCCTGAAAAGAACCAGGGTTTGGCGCATTTTGGGCACCAACCCGGGCGAGTATGTATTCAGCGAGCAGTACGGTGGCGGCACGTCTTATGCCAAGACGGTAGCGGTGGACGGAACCCGAATCCTGATGCTTGGGCTGGAAGGCCTTTTGCAGTACAACGGTGAGAATGTGGCGCCGTACTATCAGGAGTTTGCCCATGGCGTATTTGCCCGTATGAACAAAAGCGCCCTGGACAACGCCGTGGCCTGCATGTGGCGCAACACCTATTATCTGGCCCTGCCATTGGACGAAGCCACCGCCAACAACGCCGTGCTGATGTACAACACGGAGGAACAGACCTGGCTGCTGCGGGACGATGTGAGCGTGGAGAGCTTTTTGCCCACGGAAGAAGCGCTGTATTTTACCAGCGCCACCACCCCGGGGAAGGTGTGGCGTTGGCGGGAGGACTGCCGGGAGGGCGGATTTGCCCAGCCCATGCGGTGGGTAAGCCCGTGGTTTGACCTGAACTACAAAAACCTGCTCAAGGGCGGCTTTACGGTGTACCTGACGGTGGAAGCCGAGGCGGAAATGACCTTGACCGTGGGGATTCAGACGGAAAAGAAGCTGAAAACCAAGGCGGTGAGCTTTTCCCCGCCAACGGGAGAGCGGCAGGCCAAGCAGCGGCGGCTGACCTTTGGTGGAAATGGGCGTAGATTCCGCTTCATTCTGGAAAGCGCGTCCACCACCCCCTGGCGGCTGCTGGGCGGGCTGCAAATTGTGGCCGAAACCGACGGCGATTGAGGTGAGAGCATGGCGAACAAGCCGAAATACAGCACCATACAGCAGCACCAGCCCCTGTACGCCCCCAAGGGCTGGAACGAGGAAGAAAAGCGCTTTGTGCGCACCTTGCAGGGGATTTTGGAGGACATTTACAAGCGCTATGGCCGTTTGGGGATGAACGACCTGAGCAAGGTTTTTCGAGGCACGGTGAACGGGCTGGAAAGCGACATGGGCGCGGTGCAGGGAAACGTGACCACACTGGCGGGCGCTTTTGAGCAGCTGAACACGGCGGTGGCCACCCTGAACGCCACCAAACTGGCCAAAGCGGAGCTGCTTGACGCGGTATACCCCATCGGCAGCCTGTATATGAGCGTGAACGCCGCAGAACCCAATACCCTGTTTGGCGGGACGTGGGAACGGCTGAAAGATCGCTTCCTGCTGGCGGCTGGGGACACATACGCGGCAGGGGCAACGGGAGGCGAGGCGGCGCACACGCTGACGGTCGAGGAAATGCCAAGCCACAATCATAGTTTATCAGATCCAATAGACAAAAATAGCATCAAGTTAGGCTCCATGACTGGAGACGCTAATTGGGCTTTAACCAAGCGAGCCGCGAGTTACGATTACAATCTTACGGCAAATAATACTGGCGGCGGCGCGGCCCACAACAACATGCCGCCCTATCTGACGGTGTACATGTGGAAACGGACGGCGTGAGAGGAAAGGAGGAACCGGTTTTTGTTTAGCATTGACGGAAAAAACATTGAGCTGACCCGGGGCGACAGCTTTTCGTTTTCCATGACGTTTACGGGGCGGACCCTGCCGGTTGGCACACAGGCGCTTTTCACCCTGAAAAAGCGGGTCAGGGATGAAACGGCGGTGATTGAAAAAACGGTAAACGTGACAGAGAACGCGGCGGTTGTGCATCTGGTTCCGGCCGATACGGCAGAGCTTGCGGCAGGAACCTATTTCTGGGACATGCGGGTGCTGATTCCCGGAGACGATGGCATGGAGGTGCGCACGCCTATGGAATACGCGACCTTTCAGCTGCTGGAGGTGGTAGGCGATGCCGGTTGACGCAAATTTTCAGGCCGCTCTTGCGACGGACCCGGTTATGTCCTCGGAACTTATGCTGTTTCGTGGCTACAGCGCCTATGAAATTGCCGTGCAGCATGGCTTTGAGGGCACGGAGGCGGATTGGCTGGCCAGCCTGAACGCCACGTCGGCCACTGTAAACGGTCAAAGCCGGGATGACATCGGCGACATTAAACTATACGCAACCAGCATTCCTGTGAATGGGGAGGAAAACGCCCCCAGCGTGGCGCAGAAGCTGCAAAGCCTGGCGGATGGACTGGAAACCAAAATCAGCGAGCAGGAAGCCTTGCAGGCTATTGGAAGAAAGGCCAGCACCGCCAGCTATACGGCGGTTTTTCCATCCGCCGGGTGGAGCGCGTCCGCCCCCTACAGCCAGACGGTAAGCGTAACGGGTATTCTGGCTGCGGATGATCCTCTGATTGATGTAAGCCTGAGCGGAGCGTCCACAGCCCAGGTGGGCAAGGCCCTGACAGACGCATGGACCTTTGTCGGCCGGGTGGATACCGGCGAAGGAACCGTTACGGCCTATTGCTATGAGGAAAAACCGGAGGTAGACGTTCCGGTGATTTTAAAGGTGGTGCGGTAAATGGGCGAATGCTTGATTGTGCGCCGGGGCGGACAGGCCTATAAGCTGCCGGTGCTAAGCGAAAACTACCCGCAGGATGTGACCCTCGTTGCGTCCGCTAACGGGTCGGCTACCTTCAGCGTACAGATCACGGAACCGGGCAGCCCGGCGGAATACACATATAAATGGTACAAGGGCGGCAATCTGGTGAGCGGGACCACGGGTGCTACCCTGACCCTGACGGGACTGACAGCGGCTACCACAACGACCGTTTACTGCGAGGTAACCAACAAGGCGGGCACGGTGACCAGCCGTGTGGCGACCCTGACGGTACGGGACTGGAAACCGGTGTACAGCTACACGGGAAACGCGCAGCTGATTGATGATGGAAACTATAATTGGCGTATCAAGTTCCTGACCAGCGGAACGCTTAGATTCACGTCCCTTGGCAACGCAAGCACCATTGATGTGTTTTGCGTGGGTGGAGGCGGGGCCGGAACATATGCAATGAGCGATCACGGGGGCGGCGGTGGCGCTGGCGGTTATACTCAAACGTCTACCGGATTTTCCGTTTCGCTTAACACAGCCATATCCATTATTATTGGAGCTGGTGGAATTAATCCGAGTAATAACTCAGGCGCTACTGGAGGAACAAGCAGCTTTGGCGCTATAACAGCAGCAGGTGGACAATCAAGGAAGGTGAATACCACTAATTGCGGAAACGGCGGAAGCGGTGCAGGGCAGCTTGGATATTATGACGTATCAGGAAATTCATGTAAAGGCGGCAGTGATGGCGGTAATGCTGCGGTAGTTGCATCTGGTTCAGGTTATGGCCAAGGTAACACAACGCGAGAATTTGGTGAAGCATCCGGCACGTTGTATTCCGGTGGAGGAAGCGGTGCGAACCGTGGCGGAGGCACGACGGTTATCGCTGGTGGAGCTGGCGGTGGTGGCAATGGTGGCCCGGGAACGGCCGGTGGCACAAACACAGGAGGCGGTGGTGGCGGAGCTGTTGCTGAAAGCGGCGGAGGCGCAGGTGGCAGCGGCATTGTCGTCATCCGCAATCACCGGTAAAGGAGGGAAACAGCATGAACTACGCGCTGATTGAAGATGGCGTTGTGACCAATATCATCTGGCTATCGTACACCAATGCGGACGATTTTCCCAATGCCGTGGCGATGGGCGACCTGCCGGTAGCCATTGGCGATACCTGGGATGGGGAGCATTTTTACCGGGACGGGAAGCGGATTCTGACCCGGAATGAAGAAATTCAGGATATGGTGGATGCGTTAACCCTGCTGGGCGCTAATGACGTGGAGGTGGCGGAGTAATGGGCAGCTATTTGGAAGCGGCGAAAAAGATTCGCGCCGCGATGGACGCTGCGGGCGCTATGCTGACAGACGAGCAGGCCGTGCGGGTAACAACGCTTTTCCCCGCATGGGACGCGGCGGCTGCCTACGCCGCAGGCGACCGGGTACGCTATGGCGGCGTGCTGTACAAGTGCCTGACAGCGCACACGGCCCAGGCAAGCTGGAAGCCGACAGACGCGCCCAGCTTATGGGCGAAAGTCCTGACTGACCCCAGCGGCGAAATCCTGCCCTGGGAGCAGCCGGACAGCACGAATCCCTATCAGAAGGGGGATAAGGTGACCCATAACGGCAAGACCTGGGTATCTACCGTAGACAACAACGTGTGGGAGCCGGGCGCGTATGGCTGGGATGAGGTGACGGAAGCATGATGGCTTTTCTGCTGGGAGCCGTGACCGGCGCGCTGCTGGGCGTACTTGTTCTAGCCTTATGCCGGGCCGGGAGGGATGATTGATGAGCGACAAAGAAGCCGCCGCCTTTGCCCTGAGCAAAGTGGGTCAGGGGTACATCTACGGGGCTAAGGGGCAGGTGTGCACGGAGAAATTCCGCCGCCAGCAGGCCAACCAATACCCGGATCAGGCGAAATATATTCTGAACGTGGGGCGCAAATGGGACGGCGTGCCCGTGTGGGATTGCGCCCAGCTGACCCGCTACGCCGCCAGGGCCGCAGGGGTAACGCTGCCCAGCGGGGCCACCAGCCAGTGGCGCAAAGGCCCATGGAAACGCAAGGGAGAGATTGGCGCCCTGCCGGAAGGCGAGGTGCTTTTCTTGTACCGGCAAAAGGGAAGCGTGATGCAGCACACTGGCATTGCACTGGGCGATGGCACCTGCGTGCATGCCCGGGGGACGGCCTACGGGGTCATTCGGCAGCCATTGGCCGGGTATGCCTGGACACACTGGGCCAGCCCGTGGGAGGGCTTGAAAATGCCTGAAAAGGAGGAGGAAACGGATATGGAAACGGCGATTGTGCATGCGGACAGCGGCAGCACCGTGAGGATGCGCAGCGGGCCTGGGAAGGGTTATACGCCAGTGTTAAGCGTGCCGGTGGACATGGAGGTGGAAGTGCTGGAATGGGGCCTGGAATGGAGCCGGATACGCGTGGACGGCGAAGAAGGGTACATGATGAGCCAATATCTGCACCGGTCTGCAAAGGGCGCAACGGTAGAACAGAGACTGGCGGAACTGGAAAAACGGGTGTCTCAAATTGAGGAAAAGATGGGGGCTGGAACATGATGGACTGGGTACAAATGATCGTAACCATTGTATGCGCCGTGGCGGCGTCCAGCGGGTTTTGGGCTTTTCTGCAAAGCAAGCAGGACAAGCGCGACGCCAATACCCGGCTGCTGATAGGACTGGCGCATGACCGAATTTGTTATCTGGGGGTAAAGTACATCAACCGGGGGTACATCACCCAGGACGAGTATGAAAACCTGAACGACTACCTGTATGAGCCTTACCGTGAACGCGGCGGGAACGGAAGTGCCCAACGTGTCATGGAAACGGTTAAAAAACTGCCCTTTCGTGGATGATTAGGAGGAGAACCGAATGAAAAAGCTGTTTACCCTGTTTCTGTTTGCCATGTTTCTGCTGGCTATTCCTGTGCTGGCACTGGCCGAGGAGGCCCCGGTAGAGCCCTACACCTGGGAGTACCTGGGGACCATTGCCGGTGCGGCGGCCTTTACCCTGCTTGTGGTGCAGTTCTTCAAAGCGCCGCTGGACAAGGTATGGAAGATTCCCACAAGAGTATTTGTATATGTGATTGCACTGGCCACAATGTTAGTAGCGACGGCCTTTACCAGCGGTTTAACGATTGAAAAAGGGATTCTTGCGGCTGTAAACGCCCTGTTGGCGGCCCTGACGGCTATGGGCGCTTATGAGATTACTTTTGCGAAAACGGAGCCAAAACCGCCCGAAAACGTGAAACAGTAAAGAGATATGGCGGCGGGGAGAAATCCTCGCCGCTTTTTGACAAGGAGTGATAGGATGGCTACGTCGCTGGAAGATTTGATTACCAAACTGAATCAATCCAATCAGAACGCGTATACGCCGCTAACCCAGGAACAGATGCAGCAGGAGGCGGCGAACCGGTATGCCAGTGTGTATGGGCAAAAGCGGTTGACCGCCCGGCAGCAGTACGACCAGAACGACCAGGCGCTGGCCCAGCAGCTGGCCGGGTTGCAAAGCACCTACGACAAGCAGCGGGAGCAGAGCGCGAAGAAATACAGGGAAACCCTGGCGGACGCTGACAGGCACATGCTGAGCCGCGGCATGCAGCGAAGCAGCTACAACAACGCCACGCTGGCGAATATTGGCCTGGAAGGGGACAAAGCCCAGCAGGCCATTAACGATGCCCAGGCGCAGCAGGAGGGCAATATTGGTGAACAGCGCAAACAGCTGAGCCAGCAGCTGGCTGCCCAGCTGGCCCAGTACGACGAGGCCCAGCAGCAGGACATTTTGGCCTATGTGGACCAGTTGGAAGCCCGGGAATACGAGCGCGGCCAGGCCGACCGCAACGCCCGGAACCAGCTTGCCATGAACATTTACGAGTACCAGCACCAGGCCGAGCGGGAAGGCGTGCAGGACAACCAGTGGCAGGCCGAGTTTAACGCCAAGTATGGCGGCGGAAGCGGCGGCGGTGGCGGATATGGCGGCGGTGGGAGCCGAAGCAGCAAGACGAGCGCCGGCGGCAGCGGCGGAGCCTTTGACAAGCTGAAATCCGGGCTGAGCCAGATTGGCACCAGAAGAAGCAGAGGTTCCAACGAAACAAAGCTGTCCAGAATGGGTTCTTCCAACGCCTACACAAGGCAAACCACCAAGTATTAATGCAGGAGGACTGGCATGGAAGCAGTAAGAAGCCGCGCGGTTGTGCAGCAGGAGAAGGATAAACAGCGGCCCGCTGACCGTGTGCGGAAAACGAAGCAGAGCGGTTCCGGCAGCAGTCACGCTGTTGCGACCGGCATTGCCAAAGGAAACGCCGTAAGCGGAAGTTCGAGTGCGCGCCGTCAGCAGAGCAGCCAGACGAGCCCGGCGCAGCGTTATCAGGAGAGTGTGAGCCCAGCCGCCCCTGAGACCAGCCGCCGGTACTGGCTATCCCAGATCGCAAAGGAAACGGAGCGGGACGAGGCCAAGGGGCAGGACCTATACGGCCTGTATGAGGAAGCCGTTGCGGATCCTTCCAGCCCGCTGTACAGCGTGTATGACGCGCCCACCAGCAGCAACCCCAAATACAACGCCCAGACCGAAAAGGCCATGACGGAATGGCAGAATTTGCAAGGGGAACTGGCCTACTGGGCGCAGAACGACCGAAACTACAGCGATGATGAGATCATCGGGCGGATTAACTGGAAGAACTACCCCACCCTGGCGAAGATGAACGCGACCAAGGACGGGGGCCAGACCGTTTACCTGACCCAGCCCATCGGATACAACGAGGACGCTATGTACGGCGTGCTGTGGGCCGCCCGCAACCCGGACATTGCCACCGACGACATGACGATTAACGCGGGCCTTTCCGCCGGTGGATATGGGAAGCAGTACCAGCGGGACAGCCAGAAGGCCGCCCGACTTGACCCCAGCAATCCTGGCTACAACCCCTACCTGGTTGGCAGCACCATGGACGATGAAATGCGGCTGTACGGCGTAAACGGCTTTGACGCGGACTGGCTGGAAAACAACCTGCAATACCGGGGAACGGACGAATACGCCAAGGTATACGCCGCCGAGCAAAAGACGAAAAAAGCGGAAAGCGAGCTGGAAAGCCTGAAAAGCACGCTGGAATCCGGATTGCGCTCCGGGCTTACCTATGACGAGGCCATGCCTGCCGACTTTGACAGCAGCGGAGACTATTCGACACTGCGGGCCATGCAGGAGGGCATTGCCAAGGGAAGCCCCATCGCGCTGACACGGGCTGTGGCCTACGACCCGGAAGGAATGCGCAAGGCCTATGACCAGGCGTATACCCGGCTTTACGGTGCGGAGCCCGACAGCCAGTATACCGGGCGGGTTGCCAGCGCCACCGGGGCCTACACGGACTATGGCGATACCCAGGAGATGGTGGACAGCGCCGCCGCCCGGCAGCAGCGAAAATATACCAGCGCCGTACTGGAAAGCGGAACCGCCGAGGAACAGGCCAGCGTGAGCGCTACCGGCAAAGCGTCCTACGGCACGACGACCGCCAAGCTACAGCAGGACATTGCCCAGGGGACGGCGGGAAAGGAGGGCGCTGCGGCCAGCAGGCAGCGGACGGTTTCCCAGCAGACGGCCACCGGGTACCTGAACGCCGTGGCCGCCAGAAGCGCCCAGCCGGATTATTCCGAAGGGCTGACCCGCATTTTGGACAAGGCGGGGGTTGCGCCTGACAGCGAGGACTACACGGCCAAGGTGGCCCAGTCCCTTGCCCAGCAGGCGGCGGAAGGCGACCAGGAGGCCGAACAGCTGCTGAACGAGTGGAACACCAGCGGCATTGAGGAATACTGGGAAAAGGCCGACATTGCCGAAACGAACCAGGCGTCCGCTGATGAGGTGGCCGCCATTGAAGCCCAGTGGAAAGAAGCCTATGGCGACGACACGCCGGAATACCGGGCCCACAAGAACACCATGGACTACATTGCCGGATTCCAGGCGGCGCCCAGAGTGGACGGCAGCGTGTACGGCCTGATTGGACAGGCACAGCAGGAGGGGGCCGACACCGCCGTTTATACCTCTGCCGCGCTGAAGAACAACCAGGCGCAGCTAGCCACCCTGGACCAGGCCATTGAGGACGCGCAGGACTGGGGCGCGCCGGACGCTTACATTGAGAACATGCAGGCGGCGCGGGAGCAGCTGCTGAGCCAGGGACGGCTGATTGCCAGCTACCGGCTGAAAGACAACGAGGATTACGCGGACGGGGTTGCGGCCTTTGACCAGGCGGAGATGAACACGGACGTTGCGCGGATGAACAACGCCGACGATGAAGTGATTGCCGCCGTGAAAGCGCCCGAGGCTGTAAACCAGTATATCCATTCCCCCATGCAGAACCCGCAGGCGCTGATTCGTACCAATCCGGATTTGTTTTACGCCATGGAAATGACGGATGACGAGCGAAGCAATTTTAAGTATCTGTACGCCGCGCAGGGCCGTGAAGAAGCGCTGGCCTATTACGCGGACCTGAGAGGCAACCTGGAGGAACGGTATGCCGTTGCCGAGACGGAAGCGGCCAACGAGCTTGGCCAGAAACTGCCTGTGACGGCCAGCCTTGTATCCGTAGCGACCAGCCCGTTGCAGGCGGAAGGTGTGGTTTATACCCTGCTGCAAATGCTAAAAGGCGAAGAGGCTGACCCAAACGCCCCCGCCTTTTCCGCGAACCGCATGATCAGCAGCAGCCGACAGGGCGTGAAGGACAGGTTTGCCGAGGCTGTGGGCGACAATGAGCTGGCGAAGAAGGTTTTTGCCTTCTTCTATGACGCGATGATGTCCAGCGGGGACAGTTTGGTGAGCGCTGGCATTGGAGGGGTAACCAGATTCCAGAACGCCGGTTTGGCCCTGATGAGCGCGGAGGCCGCCAGCAACGCCATGCAGGAGGCCCGGATGAAGGGCGCGGATACCAAAACGGCGGTATGGGCGGGCATAGCGTCCGGCGCGGCGGAAGCTGTGACGGAAAAGATTCCCTTTGACAGGCTGACTGAGCTGTATGAGGCCGGGTCGGCTGGCGGCAAGGTGTTTAAGGCCATTATGGATGAGATCATCGGCGAGGGCGTAGGTGAAGGGTTAAGCGAGTACCTGGGCGCTGCCGGTGACTTTATGGTGATGGGCGATGAATCCGAATTTGCGGAGAACGTGCGGCAGTATCAGGACGAAATGGGTATGACCCAGGAGGAAGCCGCGCGGGCCGCCTTTGCCGACCTGACGAAGCAGGCCCTGTACGCCGCATTGGCGGGCACGGTATCCGGCGGAATGAGCAGCGCGGGCGCGTACCTGGGCGGCAAGATTGCCAGCCGTGGGAAAAAGGCGGACACCCAGAGTCAGGACACCCGGCAAAACACCAGCCCGGAAACGCAGCAGGCCACTCAGCAGCAGGAAGCGGCCCAGCCGGTGGAAAACACCCAGCCTGCCGCAGAGCCGGTGCAGGCTGAAAGCCAGCGGGACACCCAGAGCCAGAACGCCCTGAACGTGCTGTACACCGCCCAGCAGAACGGCGTAGGCACGGTGCAGCAGACCGCCAGCGTGGACGCGGCCATGCGCAGCTGGGGTGTGGAGCCCGCCACCGCTACCGCCACGGCCAAGGCTGTGACCGAGAGCGGCACTCTGGGCAAGGTAACGCGGATTATGGAGGCGGCGCAGGACAAGGGCAAGGCGGCCCAGGCCATTTCCATGGCGATGCTGAGCCCTGACAGCGAGAGCGCCGCCGTACTGGCGGACATGCCCGCCAAGGTGACCAGCGAGGACGTGGTGGGCCTGACGCAGATGTACGAGCTGGACATGAAGGACGCCGCCGCCGCCAGCGCCATGGACAACGCTGTGGAGCGCAGCCAGCTGGCGGACGAAACCGTTAACGCCCTGGGACAGGTGGACACTGGCCGGGTGGACGCGGCCCAGGAGGCGGCCAACAAGGCGGCACAGCAGGCCAGAGAGGCCCAAACCGACCTTGCTGACGCGAATGCCCGCTTTACGGCGGCCGACGACGCGTTAACCCAGGCCAGGACGGCCCGGCAGCAGAACCTGAACCAGGAAACGATTGCCGCCGAATCCCAGGCGCTGGACCAATGGGCCAAGGCCCGTGACGCGCGGCAAAAGGCGGCCCGGCAGTACCAGACCAATATGCAGGCCCTGGCGGACGCTACCGGCAAGCTGCGCGCGGCCCAGCAGGAGGGCGTGAACCAGGCCCGGACCGTGGCGCTGGAACAACAGGCCATGCGGCAGGAGCAGAAGGCGGCGGCACGGGAGCAGGCGGCCCTTGACAGCATGTCCTACAAGGACCGGTTTGCCAGAGAGCTGGACGCATGGGACGGCCAGTCCAAAGGCAAGGAATTTACAGTCGGCCACACCTCTGATGTGCTTCTTTCCCTTGGCGTGCCTGATGCGGACATCAACCTGTTGAGCGACAAGGTGGCGAAAATCAAAAAAGACCACCCCGCCATGACGGATGCAGTCATTAAACAGATTCCCGATATTGTGGAGAACCCGGTTGTGGTTATGAAATCACTGACGGTGCCTGACCGACTGACGATGTTTGGCGAAGTGATGGATGCGAACGGTGCGCCGGTGCTGGCGATTATTGATACCAGTATGAAAGCCAACACGAAAACGGGCCGTGTGGACGTTGATATCATTCGACTGAACAGTGCATACGGAAAAGACACCCATGCGCAGGAGTTTATTGACCGGAGCGAAATTCTGTATGTAGACAAAAACAGAGCCGATGACTGGTCCCGGTCTACACGGCTCTACTTGCCTATCGGCGAGGACACTATCGGCTCTGCTAACAGTATACCGCAGGATGCAGGAACTGTCAATACCAGTATACCCGATTCCGCAGGGAATATCCCCGGCAGCGCTACAACCGCCCAGAACGGCCAGAATACGGCCCCGGCGGCTAACGCGCAGGAGAATGGGCAGGCAGGCGGCAGCAGGGCTGAAACGAGCCAAAAAGGGGCTCAACGGCAAAATGCAGCGGTATCCGCACGGACGGTAAAGACAAACAGTGAAACCGGCGTTGCATCTGGCAGCAAGGTGAAAAGCCCTGTAGACACGGCGAAAACCTTGGCTAAAGAATTGCATGTAGGACAGGATATTGGAAGCAGAAAGGTGCCCAAGGGCGTGCTGGGATATTATGATACCCAGGCCAAATATCTGGCTGTGCGTTCCACGGAGGCGGGCAACATTTCCACTACCATGCATGAGCTGGGCCATGCAATTGCTGACAAAATCGGCATGACCGGAACGGCCGAAATGGTAGCCAACCTTGACCCTGTTTTCAACCAGAGCTACAGCCAAGAAGCGCTCCCCGGCGAGGCGTTCGCAGAATTTATGTGGCGCTACATGACGGATGATACCGCCGCCCAGGAATTTGCCGGTGACGCTTACCTGCATGACTTTGAACAGGCATTGCGCAAAAACGGTCTGGACAAGCAGGTCCACCAGGCCCGTGACGAAATGCACGCCTATGTAAACGCGACTGTAAACCAGCGCATTGGAGCCGTGGTGAAAAACCGCAGCGAAAAGCCCAGCAGCAGCCTGCGGGATATCCGGGTAAAGCTGACGGATATGCTGGTAGATTCCACAGCCGTTTTGGAAGATATCAACAACGTGATTCGGGAGCAGACCGGCGGCAACGATGTAGCCATGGGAGAAAACCTGCGCAATACGGCGATTATGGGCAATACGGCCAGCCGTAGGGCCTACAATATGCTGACAGGAGAGCTGACGGACAGCAACTGGCAGATCATTGGTGATGGTCTTGCAACCCGTTTTGAGCGCGCCGGAATAACCGGCAAGGACTTTGACCTGCTGAACAATTACATGCTGGCCCTGCACTCCTTAGACCGTGACGCGGCGGGGAAACCGGTATTTGACAGCAGCATGACCACCGAACAGCGGCAGGCCTTTATTCAGGATGTGCAGCAGAACAATCCCGCTGTAGCCAAAGCCGAGCAGGAGTTCCAGCAATTCAGAAATGAATTTATGCAGGCATTCCTGGTAGACACAGGCTACATGAGCCAGGCGACCCTTGACCTGTTTAACAAAATGTACCCTCATTATGTGCCCACCTTCCGTATGAAGGACGGGAAGGGAAGCGGCAGCGGCGTTAGCGGAAAAACCTTCTCCATTAAGAGAGCCAAAGGTTCCACGGAGAACATTTACAATCCTATGGACAGCTTTGTGCAAATGGTGGACAGCGTTGTGAACATGGTAAGCCAGAACAACACGGCCCTTGTCTGGGACGACGTATACCATCGATACGAAGGTTTGGGGTTGTATGGCCGTGAAGTAACCCAGGACATTCAGGCGGACAGCGTTGACACCACCGGATTGCAAAAGAAGATTCAGAAGATTTTGGAGGGCGCCGACACAGACACGGACGTGATGCAGCAAGTGTTGTCCGCGATTGGCCCCGAGCAGACGCAATGGAAGGGCACAGGCGATGTAAACCTGCCCAATGTGCTGACCGTGCAAAAGCCGGACGGCAGCAAAGCCTATTATGAAATCTTTGACCCGGAACTGTACAAGGCCATGAGCGGGTACAAGGAGACCGCAGGGAAGGTATGGCAGCTGATTGGCAAGGCGACCAAAGCCATGAGCGCCCTGACCACTGGCAGCAACCCGGTATTTGCCATTCGCAACTTTGCGCGTGACTTCCAGCAGTCTGTAACCTACGGCAGCTGGGCCAGCAATTACGGCACCGGCGTGCTAAAGTGGGTGCGCAGCGCATGGGATGTGTGGCGTGAAAAAGGCGAATACGCCGATTACAAGGCCCTGGGCGGCGGCGGCTGGAACCGCATTGAAAGCAACAGCAAAAAAGGAGCCGACGCATACCGCAGCGATCTGTTTAAGGGGTACGACACCAGCAACGCAGGCCGAACGGCGAAATGGGCAGGGAAAAAGGTGTGGAACGCCATCACCTTTGCCAGGCTGAATGAGGTTGTGGAGCAAACCAGCCGCTATGCGGAATACCGCTACGGAACGCAGGACAAGAGTACGGCCCAGGGAAAACAGCAGGCCTTCCTGAACGCACAGGAAGCGACGGTAGACTTTAGCCGGAGCGGCTACAGCAATATTGCCAGCGACCTGAAGCAGGTGATTCCCTTCCTGGGCGCCAGCTCGCAAGGTATCTACCAGACCGGGCGCGAGTACCTGACAAAGGCCGAAAGAAGCCGTCTGCCCGCGCGCTTTACCAAGACGGTGGTCAATACGGCTTTGGCCTCTGTCCTTGCCAATCTGCTGGTGCTTAAGCACACGGATGACGAGGATAAGGAAGAATACCGCTACCTGAGCGAAGAACTGAAAGCAGACAACTTCTTTATTCCGAACTTTGCCCCATTCATCTTCGGTGATGCGCCCTATCTGCGAATTCCGTTAGGGCAAAACCCGCTGACGCGAGCGGTACACGGCTTTGTCAGCAATGTGATTTGGAGCGGGCAGGGTGACGACCTTATGATCAGCCTGGAGGCTATTGGCAAGAACATACTGGACGGATTCAACCCTGTGAACGGAACGATCTTTGATGCCGCAAATTCTTTGTCTACAAACCGGAACTGGTATGGCAGCAAGATTATCCCTGACCGTATGGAGGGATGGGACCCGTCTACCCAGTACACGGAAGAAACGCCGGATATTTTTGTGACGATGGGCCGGGTGCTGAACGTATCCCCCATGGCGCTACAATACCTGGCGGAACAGTACACCGGCTTCCTGGGGCAGATGGCAATTCCCGCCATTAGCAAAGACAAGTACACAGGGCAAATGGGCGGATTCAAAGCCATGATTGCCGCTGCACGGAGGCGGTTAACCAGCGATCCCCTCAAGAGCAACGGCATTACCAGCAGTTTCTACGACGGCGTGTCCATGCTGCAAGAGGTAACCTATGCGGCAAAGAACGACCGGCCTATGAATATGCTGCGCCGCGGCCTGACAGAGGATGAATTGCGGGCGGCTGTGGACGAGGCCAAAGAGCTGACCAGCAGCAAGGGAGCGCTAGGGCAAGCAAAGCAGTACCTGAGCGACGGATATGCGCAGATTGATGAAATTGAGGCGCGCACCGACCTGACCGACCATGAAAAGTATGTGCTGACCAGCCGGGTGCGACGGGACATGATGGAAAATACCCTGGCGGCTCAAGAGTTGATTGGCGAATACCGCGCGAAGTACATTGACGGTGAAAACCCGCTGATGCGCCTGTTTGAGGGCGGCTATGGCAGGGAATCCACCAGTTTTGAAAAGCTGCCGAAGGGCTACCAGGCGGACTACGAGGCAGGCGAAACCTATATGCAGCGTGCCTATGACGCATGGGAGGCCAGCGGCAAGGACAGTGCATTGCCCCATGCCAGTTACTCCTTCTCTGACAGAAAAGTGCAGTATGAAGTGCCTGAAGCTGACCGGGAGCGGTTTGACACACTGTACCAGATTACCTACCAGGAGTATGTGGACAGCGCTTGCAGCGCCGAACGCTGGGAGCGTATGAGCGCGGAAGAAAAACTGGAAGTGATGCAAAAGGCCCATGAAAAGGGGCAGAACGCGGCCAAACAATGGTGGCTGAAAAAGCAAAAGAAGTAGGAGGGCATAAGAAAGCCGGGGCGGCTGGGGCCGTCCCGGTCATTCTGCGGATTGGGTGGTTGCAATAGGTTGCAAGATTGTTGCAAGGTTGCAAGGTTACAAGGTTGCAAGATTGTTGCAAGGTTGCAAGGTTACAAGGTTGCAAGGTTGTTGCAATTTGGGCGTTATTTAGCGTTTTGTATCTTTAAAACGGCTTTTCTATGCGCTTCAATAGCATCTTCCACGATTTCCTTTGCGAGATTTTCGTCTATCGAAATTTTGTATGTGAAAAAGCCAGGTTCCACATTTGTTTTGTATGAATAATAAGTAAAGCCGTCTGAAAACCTAATCGCAGTTCTATATCTCGTATCGTTTTTAGAACATCTAACCTTTTCTGTTTCGGCGCGGATTATTTGAGCGTTAAGGTCAGCTTCCGAAGCGTGTTCCCAAACTCCTTTATTACTCTTCGCCGAACTTGATTTGTAAGCTAAATATATCAAAAGCACGAGGAGCATAAGTACCCATCCCATTATTATCCCTCATTTCACCGCACTGTTTGCTATATTTTCCCACAACCAGACAAAATTTGCAAGGATTTTTTTTGAAAACGGGTTGACTTTATTGGATATCCATTATATAATGCGGATATCCAATAAAGGAGGTGAGAAGATTGCCCCCCACGCAAGGGAGACCGCCTATTGAAAATCCAAAATCCTTGCAATATCGGTTACGTATGACTCAAGAAGATGCTGAGAAATTGGAGTACTGCTGTAAAGCTACTGGGAAAACCAAAGCCGAGGTGTTGCGCGAAGGATTAGAAATGGTATACCAGGCGGTAAAAAAATAGGATATCGGGCGCACTCTTGGCGGACTGAACCCGAAATCCTATGTTACCAACCCAAGGTCGGCAGATAAATCTTATCATATCTGCCTCCTTTGGGTCAACCCAAAACGACCGAACGGAGGTATTTTTATGGCTAAAAATCAACCGAAAATCGCGGAAAAGCGCGCGGACATCTGCAAGCGTGTAGAAAAGTGTTCATCGCTTGATTTGGGGATTCTGGACCAGGTGTTGGAAATTGTGGAGTATTGGCGCCGGGCGATACGGAGAAATGAAGCGTGCGACCCTGATGAAGTGATGAGCAAACGCTGGTGCCTGCTATATTCCACGCTGCATTGCCATGACGATGACATGGAAGCCGCGTTAAGCCTATTCCGGCTGTTGGCGAAAATGAGAGCTGAAAACGAACTGCGCAAGGAGGGAAAAGCAGTATGAATGAATTGACGGTTTTTGAGAACAAGGATTTTGGGCAGATCAGGATTATCACAGAAGATGGCAGGTCGCTGTTTTGCGGTTCAGATGTAACGAAATCGTTAGGATATTCCAATTCTAGGGATGCGCTCAGTCGTCATTGTCGTGGTGTCGTGAAACGCGACACCCTTACAAAAGGTGGTATTCAGTCCATATCATACATCCCAGAAGGAGACTTGTACCGACTTATAACGCACAGTCAGTTGCCCGATGCCGAAAAATTTGAATCCTGGGTGTTTGACGAGGTATTGCCGTCCATCCGCAAGCACGGAGCCTACCTGACAGACGAAGCCACGGACGCGCTATTCAGCAGCCCGGACACCTTTGCCAAGCTGGCGGTAAAGTGGCGGGATGAGCGGCACGCCCGGCTGGCAGCGGAGGAGGAAGCGCGAGCGAGGCAGCAGAAGATTGAGGCCGACGCGCCCAAGGTGCTGTTTGCGGACAGCGTGGCGGCCAGCAAAAGCGAAATCCTTGTGGGCGAACTGGCAAAAATCCTAAAGCAGAACGGCATCGACATGGGGCAGAACCGCCTGTTTGAGCGGCTGCGCAAGGACGGGTATCTGATCAACCGCAAGGGCACAGACTGGAACATGCCTACGCAGCGCAGCATGGACCTGGGTGTGATGCGCATCAAAGAAACCAGCGTGACCCATGCCGACGGCCATGTAACCGTGAGCAAAACGCCCAAGGTAACGGGAAAGGGGCAAGTGTATTTCATCAACCGATACTCGCAGGGATAAGGTAAAAATAGGGCCACGCCGAAAAAGCGCGGCCTTTTCATACAGAAATGGAGGTATCCGCATGAGCCGAACCAGGAGCGGCCTGACAAGCGCCATAGGCGAATATGTAATGGGCGCGCAGGCCCGGGACATTATGATGCGCAGCATGTACGACCGGCAGCCCTATGAGAGCATAGCGGAGGATTTGGGCATCAGCCGGGACACGGTGGGGCGGACGGTGCGCCGCTGGCGGGGCGTGGTGGAAAAGCACATCTGATTGCCCCGGAAATCATCCCTTTTTGCCCTCGTTGGAAACGGCCCTTCCTGTCAGAATGAATGCGGGGAAACCCGAAAAATTCTGACCATGGGAGGGAATGTTATGGAATACGCATCCAAGGGTGTAGGCAACACGGCGCTGGGCCTGTCCATTGGCGCGCTGGGCGTGGAAGCGTTGACCGGCGGCTTGAGCGGTCTGCTGGGCAACCTGGGGAACCGGGGCGCCGCTGTGGACACCGCCGCGATGATGGCCCCTGTAATGGGGGCGCTGGCTGGCGCTGCCATGAACAGCGGCAAGAGCGGTTGCAGCGAGAACACGCCTGTGAGCCGGTACGAGCTGGGATTGCAGCAGACCATTGCCGCCAAGGACAGCGAGATTGCCGACCTGAAGGCCAGCCAGTACACCGACCAGAAGCTGGTGGAGGTGTACACGGCGATGGACCGCCGGGCCAACGAACTGCGCGACCTGATTCAGAAGAACAAGGACGAGCAGGGCGCCATCAACCTGAACCAGGCGGTGTACAACGGCACCAACACGGCGGCTGTTGCCTGCTTGCAGGGCCAGGTGGCGCAGCTTCAGGGGCTGACCAAGCTGGTGATTCCCAACGGCAGCTGCTGCCCCGGCTGGGGCGAGGTGAAGGTGACCCCCGTCACCACGACCACCGCGGCGGGCTGACCGAAAAAGGGGCGGGCGATGAACCCGCCCCAACCCTGACAGGAGGATGACCCATGAACGTAAGCCTTGACCAGGTGAAGCGGGGCGTTGCGCGTTACATCAACGACAAGATGCTGCCCCAGCTGACAGGGGGCAAGAAGATTGCCCTGGGGGCCTATGCCGCGCTGGCAGTTGACGGGGCGGAAAAGGAACTGCAAAAATGGCTGCAACATCCGGCTGTTGCCATGCTGGGAATCCAGGATGAAGCCGGACTGCTGAACATGGACAGAATCCGCAGCGCCGTTATGCCGATGATGGAGACGGAAAAGCTGGAACTGCCCCTGCCGCTGATTGGAACCTTCAAGCTGGACCGGAACGACATTGACCAGCTGATGCAATATATTCAGGAGGGATGACCGATGACCGAATTTAAGGAAGTGCTGCGGGACATATCCTGCCAGCTGGACAAAGCGGAATACTACGCCGGGGAAGCGAGAAAGCACAAGGCGGAATACCCCGATCTGGCGGCTGTATACGCCAAGGTTGCAGCCTGCCACAAGGACAACGCCGAAATGCTGACGCGGCAGGCCGAAGCCATGGTGAACCACGCGGAGCACGAGAAGCACGCCGACGCCATGAAGATGGAAGCCGTGTTTGAGTACGCCCGGGACAGGGCGGAAATGGACATGGAGAATGTGGACCGGAAGCTGACGCAGTACCGCAATGAATGAGGGCGAAAAGCCCTCTTTTTTGTTGGCAGTAGCGTTGGCAGTAGAACGTGATTTTATGTGATTTTGCTTGACATGTTTTTTCTAGATTTGTTAAAACGTAACGTTTTGAGAGCTTTTGTAATTTATAAAAAGCATGGTCGATGACTACGAATCAAAAGGTCGTGGGTTCGAATCCCGCCGGGCTCACCAAGCAAAC